CATTACCTTGGCGTGTAATCCTATCAAAGATATTATTATAGCTTGAATAAAAACTACGTAACTCAGTCAACTGATGCTGCTCATTGCATTCGTTTTGTATCCAAGTCGGCAATGTTAAAAATTCATCAAACGAATCGCATTGCGGCCATGATTCATCCCTAACAGCTTTGTAGAATTCTTTAAAATTTAATCTATAGCCTGTGTAAAATGTTTCACCAATCATTATCATGTGATCTCTGGGAGTCATAGGAGGCGGATAGTGCTTGCCACCAATGAAAGTGTTGGTTGGTAACGTAGGGCGCAAAACCTCAACACCAAACTCCTGGAGTTTTTGTATTATTTTTTGATAGTCTTCCTCAGTTTCGATTGCAATTTTTTCAAAAAGCGATCTTACATGCGGTACTGTGATCCATGAATAAAACTCAGGGGGATAACTGTGCCCAACCACACATACTTTTAGTGGATCCCAGTGTTGATATACTGAAAATTTATTGTTCATAAAAAATAATTTTGTTCCAATTTGGCATTGATGTATGCTTCTTCTAGTAGATCTACTACCGGAATGTGCGTCAGTGCATTGTTTTGTATTCTCAACACAAGATCATCACATTTATTTTTTGAATCCTTGTACGGTTGTTTTTCTAAAAACAGTGTATGCAACTGTTCCGCTTGCTGTTGTGTAGTATACTGTATTCCTGCCCACATTGCAATCTGAGTGAGCTGATCCAAGAATCGCTGTTTGTTGTAAAAGGCACTAAACGGAAACTCATACACATCAACCCATTCGTCGTAACGAATCAGTTGTTGTTGTGTTATAAACCCTGCGTTGGCAGGATTTTCAAATCCTATCTGAAAAAACTCTCTAAGAATATGCCTTGGACAATCGGGAGTAACAGGGCCAAGTTCTAATAATTCTAAGTTATGAACTTCCATGCATTCTCGACGTATGTGTTCGGGCAGGTGTTGAAAATCCTCTAAGCAGTTGACATCGGGCCACCCGGGATCTTTTACTCTATCATAGCTATTTTTTATTTGATCAGTAAAGAATGAATTTAAAATATTATCTAGTACCCATTGATAATTTTTATTGTTGAGTTTGGTGTAGGTATTGATTTCTAACTCATCGTTGTCATAACCGTAGTCTCCGGCTCGTAACAAACTAATCTGGCTCAATGGCAATAAATCATCCACTTCAATTTTCACTGTAATCACGCGATTATATTGCAATGGAATAGAATAAAAAGAATAATGCCCTGCATAAAATACTCGCGGCGACAGATATTGTTTGTTGTGCGATGCTCCGGCTGCATTAAACGGATCGCCAACAGTTTCAACGCCGGCCATGACGTTGCACACAAATTCCAAGAAGTTCCCGTGTGCTCCGCCTTGAAAGTCAATGTGTATCATCGTTGTACCAAGGTTGTGACAATGTCTAACTGTTCTTGCGCATGAGCCACTGCTGCCAGTGCATCGGCCACAGCAGGGTGCCGTTTGGCCAACTCCTCTAGGCGTTTTTCTTCTTCCATTTGACGACGAACCCATTGAACAGCTTCTTGTGTTGGACCGTCAAGACTTATCTGAGTCGGGCCGCTGGACAATATCAACCAATTGACGCCATCGTATACTTCTACGTTGCTCGAATTTGAATTATAACGTAGCATCCCGGCGCTCTGGGAGCCGGGGCTTATGTACGGCTGCATAGAACTGCTGCTACTGGTTGTTAGTCCCGCACCGGGTATTATTCCTTTGATCATGTCACCATCCTGCTTTTGTTAGTATTTCTTTGGCATACTCTTGATCTGCTGAGTAATCCGCAAACTTCTTTTGCCATATGTCGCTGTCAATATAGGGCCAGACCATGGCAATTTGACCAGCATCTAAAGTACTCAAAAACCGTTGCCCAGACTCTGAATTGTAAATTACCCATGGACTGATGCGTCCTGTTGTGACTGCGTACACTGTGGCATTGGTTCCGCCATAACGCAAACAATCTTGTGCAGGATTACCTGTTTTCTCTGACCAATCAATACCGTACTCTATTGCACGAGCCAGGGCGTCGTTGATGTTTTCCACTTGCAAATAGAATAGCAAATACTCTGTATACACTGCGTCACGACACCAATGATCAATCTTTTTATTTTGTTTAAGAACCCATTCCATAAAACGTGCAGGGTTAATGGCACGGATGTCTACACAGTACCGACCAAACTTTACAAATGCTTTGTAGTATGGTGAGTCACAAAAGTCATCATAGGTTTTTAACTTGGCACTGCCCTGTGTCATTTCGTAAAACTTAATATAGGCCTGGAAGCCTAATTCTACTCCACGCTCTGAGCGTTCTTGTCTACGTCTGCGAGGCTCGCAACTATGCACAGTCAGGCTTGTTTCCTTGACAAAGTCTTTCCGACAATACTGACAGGTGTAACTCATTTTTTAGTTTCTTGCCCCGATAACTTCAAGTGCTCGTCGATTTCTTTTTTAGTAGTAATCGACGCCAGCACCGCAATGTCATCATCTTTTAAATGTGGATACAGTTCTGCCAACTGTTTGCGTATACTACTAGCACCGGGTTCTTTTTTCTTAGGAGCAATCCAGGTGTGTCTGGGTGTGCCCATGTCAGGACTAACAGTAGTGGCACACAGCCATTGCAGTTCCGGATGCCGGCTCAGTGCAAAGAAATGTTTGTTGAAGCGTTCATTAGTAGCAATAAGATAAAACTCTTGCAGTTCTCTTGATCCTTCAACTGAACTGCCCCACCGTATCATAAGATAGTTTGAGAATTTTTTACGTTCTTCGTCTGTTAAATCTTTATAAAAATTACGATCCTTGCGATCAAACTGTCGCATCTCGTTGGCAATGTTTAGTTTATCACTCATCACCAGGCCTTTTGATAGTCTACAATCTCACAGTTACGACTGATATCTTTGACAAAATACACACAGTCCGGCTTGGGATCATCACTCAGCGGAATACACAACATCTGTCCATTTTTTAACTTAGGAGCATACCAGGCCACTTCATGATACACGTCTATAATTTCAACAGTTGGAAAACTCGGTCGAAAACTGCTTAATGGATTAAACTGAAATACCTTAAAGCCACGGTCGTTGATACTGGTCAATGGAAGCACTTCAAGGTCGCCTACTTCAGGTTCGCCAATTAGTATCTGCCAGTCCATGGGCATGCGTATTTTGTGTTCACCAATTTGTAACACCAGCGCAGGAGCATTAAAACTTTCTAAAAAGATAAGCGGAATGTAATGATAGTCTGGATCCTTGGGATCACTGTTGTCAAATATAGCAAATCTCATGTCTTCAACTTCTTCTGGAAGATGGTCAAGGTCAAATGCTGTGTTATCTAGTGTTAGTATTCTCATGTAAGTATAATATAGTATATGCGGTCAAATGTCAAGTGTTTTTAGTTTTTCTTTTACTTCGGCTGCAAATTGACTTTGCCAGGCACCGTCGGGAACATGAAACAGCGGCGATTTTGTTTGTAGCTCTAGCGGGTATGTTGCTAAATTCAAATTTAATGCATGCGATTCAAATCTAGAGAATTGGGTGTTTACTATGTCACTGTTCCGTGTCAACAGTTCAGTGACTGCCATTAACTGTTGATATATACCCATCGAGTACACAAAAGGAATATTCTGATTCTTTAATACAGACAAAGCGCCAACAATTTGCCAAAATGCACCAAAGTTTTCCCAAACTGGGTTTGTTAACGACTGACGCAAGGTCATTAACAATTTCTGGTCCTGATTTAGCAGATGCTGGTGTTGATTGGTTATCCACTGTCGATTAACCGCGACATGTGTGTTTTCAAATTCAATCCTGCCTGGGCCAGTGAACCCAATGACCACAGCGTCGGGACTGTGCTTTAGGCCGTTAATTAGATCATGTAGTATTATGCCAATGGAATTTCCCGGGTATGCATAATTTATTACTTCATAGTCAGGCAGCATTTCTGACCAATGTTGGCCTGGAAACTTAGCATCTATAGAAAAAAAGCTGTCTCCGACTATTAACAATTTGGGCCTAGTCACTTCCACTCTAGTTTTTCCTGAGAGAACGGATAGTTTGCATCTCGATAAAATACTTTACGTTTAGTTAGATGTCGTTTGGCAAACTTACAGGTACTGGTTATATCCCAGATCTCTACATGGTCTTTGTCTTCCGCTTTTCTAATGCCGCGCCCAATTGACTGTATAACACGGACAAAGCTCTTTCCGGGTTCAAGAAGAACCAGATTAAAAATCCTTGGAATATTAATACCCACAGCGGCCACACCGTAAGTCGCCACAATAATCTTGCCAGTGCTGGTGGCCACTTCGTCATATTCATCTTGTCTTGCTCCTGCTTTTGTTGCACCTGATACAAACACTGCTCGATCGCCCAGGCGTTCAATCAAAGCATGACCGGCTGCTACACGGTCCACCAATACAAGTGTATTGCCTGTGTCGTTAACATGCGACACCAAGTTGGCAATGGCAGTGAGTCTGTCTGGCTCTTCCAACAAGAACTTCAACTCACTTTGATAATTTGAGAACTCTGCGTGGTCCACCAACTGCACAATGTTCACATGACACTGTGCCAGCACACCACGATCCTGTAGTTCGCTTGCTGAGAGTTGGTTAATCACAGGACCAAGACTGCACTTTAGTGCTTGAAATTCAAACGGCTCTTTGGGCACAGTTCCGGTCAATCCCCATCGAATTGGCACTCTAGCCATGATGCCGGTCAACAAGGATTTAAGTGCGTCTGCCTTGGCCATGTGTACTTCGTCTACCATCACACATACCACGTCCTCGATGAAGTCTTGTATGGTGACATCTGCTACACCATTCTTTGTGTTCTTCATTAACACATTTAAACTTTGCCATGTGCATATAGTGTGTGTCCGGCCATGTTCTTTGCGGTCACCAAAGTAAACACCAACATCTAGGCCCAGGTTCTTGTAGTCTGCTTCTGTCTGTGTTACTAAACTTTTGTTGGGCACAATAACAATACTTCGACCGTAGGGTTCTATGCTTAAACTTAATGCGGCAGTGATCAGCGTCTTGCCTGCACCAGTGGCCACTTCTTGTATGCATTGCGGATTGCCCAGGAAGTTGTTGATAATCTCAACCTGATAGTCACGTAACACCACAGGTTGACCTGCCATTGGGTGTGTCTTGGGCCACACCTTGTGTGCAAACGAATCTTCTCGGATCTGTGTAAAGTCAAACACAGTAGAATATTCGCGTTGGTCATCTAGTTCAATGTCGTAGTTGAACTTTTCTAATATGGGAATAATCTCAGGCAACAAGTTTACATAAGTGCTGCCGCCCAATTGAAAGTAACTGACCTTGCCATCCCATCGTCCTAGTCTCACAGCAGGCAAGTACCGTGCGCCTGGCACATCATATTTAAATGTGTTTACTAACGCACGACGAGCATCCAGTTCTAGTCCTTCAACTTTGATGTTTACTTCATCTTTAATTTGTATTGTGCATCTTTTCATATTAATATTATATACTTATTATCTCAAGAAGTCAAAAAGACAGACACCTTTTTTAAGGGTGCCTGTCATAAAACCCGGGCCGGAGCCAACCTACTCCCGGGAAAAAGGAGAAAAAATAAACTAACCAATTACCACTCGAAAACCCTGCTCACGCTGTTCGTCTGCTTCATATTTGGTATCCACAGCAAACAAAAACAACTCACCATCATAAATCTTGTACATTTGGCACTCCTATTAATAAGTTTCTTTTACAAAATCGTATTGTTCTGCAGGCCATTTGGCTCGAAACTCTTCTGACTTGACATAGTCGTTGTATGCCTTGGCATCAAAAAATGTTTTGCGGAACACTGATGTAAACTGGCCCTTGGGCATCACTGTCAAATGAACCGACTTGGCTTTTCCACCCATATCAATCTCCAAACGCTAAAATAATAAATGCATAAAGCAAAGACCACCCAAGGTGTCCCAACATTAGCAACATTAAGACACCTATCCAAGCCATATTAGGCACTCTTCATACAAGTTGTCTCTGACATGCGTTTCCAGTTGCCAGGAAAGCTCTTGCGCAGGTCTGCAATCTTCAGCGCCATACGCAAGGATACCTCACGCAAACGTTCTTTGTTAACATGCATAAAGTCAATAATGTCATCCGACGCATACTCGTCAAAGTCGTAGTCTGCAAACAACACGCCATCTTTGGCAATCTGTTTGATACGCAACAACTTGTCACGCATGGTGTCCAAGGTCAAGTCCAGATAGTGACAACGACTCTGCAATGCATCCAAGTGGTCCCGCAACTTCTGACTCTTCATCTTGTCAAACTTTAAGTTAGTGATAAAGATAACACTGCCTTTGAACTCAAAGCGTTCTGGGATACCTTCTCTGCGCAAAGCACTGGATTCTGACAACCAGGAGATCACACGCTTCTTGCCGGAGTCCAGGGCACCCTTGAGCAAGTTAAGTGCAACGTCATCTAACAAGATGCTGTCACAGTCATCAAACACAATGACACTGTTGGCGTCACTGTATTTGTACAGGGTTTGGTACAGTCCAATTGGAGTGGCACTGCCTTTGACTACTTCTGCACGGAGTCGCTTGCCTGCAAGTTTATCAAACAAGCAGGCCTTGTCAATTTCTTGTTCTACACCAAAGCTCTTGCCCACACCTGGAGGGCCACTCACAATCATAGCACGAATGTCACCGGTCACAGTGGCCTTTGTCATCTCGTGCAGGATGTCAAAACGCTCACGGATACGATCCATAGCTTCGTCATCGGTTTCGTTAACTACTGGGACGGGGTTTTCAATCTCGGCTGTAGGTGTGGTACTCACGGAATCTCCATTTACATATTCAAAGTCTCGGATGGAATTTACCCGGATACGGATTGTATCGGGGCAATCGGGAAAGGCACCGTTGTTTTTTACGGTTACATAATTGCCCTTGGCGCCAGATGTAAAACCTGACACAAGAGTAAAGGCAGTGTTACGGACAGGGTTCTTGCGATACTCGCCGTTAACAATACGAATGGCACTCATAGTTGGCTCCTTTTTGTGCGTTAAAATTGTATTATAGCAGATGTAGAATTAAGCGTCAACCGGGGCAAACATCTTGCTACCCGATTCCATCACTGCACGATATGCTTCCATGGTTTTTTGTGTTTGAGCAAGCGGGCTCTTTTGGATAAACTGCATCATTTCCAAAAATCCCATACCCAAAAATTCTGCATCTTTTTGTATAACTTTGATTGCTGTAGCTATTTGCATTGTGGCTCCTTTTTGTTACTCTATGCTATATTATAGCAAAAGGGGGTTTATTGGTCAACCACTTGAATTGTGGCTTTTTTACAACAAAATCTGCTTATTTTTTAAGCAATTCGTACAGTCTGTTGTTGATTATATCCATCTCTGCCTGCTCTACATAAAAATCTGTAGTGGGATCGTAGTAGGCGCCTTCTTTGTTGCAATAATACAACACCTGTCCAGAGAAGTTAAAAGGACCTTCTAGGCCTTTACGGGGACCGTACTTTTGACGCATCTGATCTGTAGTGTCAACAACCTTGTAACCCATCTTGTGCTCCTTTTTACTTACTATGCCATTATTATAGCAAATTGGGAATATTCGGTCAACCATAAAAAAACCCTACATAATGCAGGGTTTATTGTGAAAATACGTTATAAATTACACAGGTGCTGGCGGGTTAACACTTGAAAACACAATTGTTGTGAATGTAAGCACTGATCCAGCACTCATGTAGAGATATAAGTGTCCCTCTTCTTCTGGAAGCAGAACTCCATTTAGCACTTCTGCTGTTCGGTTATCGTATGCCAGAGCTGGTGTCAATCCGTATGCAAATGCAGTCTCGTCACGAATATACCAACCACCTTTGGATTGTACATCTGCTTGTATTTCGGCTGGAGCCGTTGACCAGGTACCTGCAGTAACATACGCAAGCTCTTCTGGCGTTAATGCAGGATTAGGAATCACTGCATAATTGTATTTGAACATGCCAACATGTGCCACTCCGGAAGTACATGTTACCACCACTGGAAATTGAACATCTGTGCCGGCCGAATCATCAAATGTGTATGCAAATTCGCACAAAAAACCATCGGGCTCGCCAATGGCACCCTGACTAAATGTTCCATTAAACACTTCGGTGCCATTTACTGTCACTGTCCCTGTCGACGGTAGAACGCTAAGGTTGCCTTTTAATTTAAATAATCTTTGAGTCATTTGATGTCTCTCCTGTTAGTTTTATTTATCATTGCCAATAAGTTTGCACCGCTGGGTCTGAGATTTCATGTGGTTTTGGACTGCCGTGAAACACCAAAATACTGGTGGCATCATCTACCACAGTTCCAGTGTTGGGAGCCAAGTACTTGCGTTTTGAAAAATTAAACCCGCCATCCAGGCACTGCCATCGCCAACTTTTAACCCAATCAGTGTTAAAAAATCTACGATTTCCCACAGGTATTATTGCCGAAATCAAGTCTTGATCGCCTCGATATTTGCTGGTAAATTGGCCAATGTCTTGGCCAATTACTTCTTTCCACACATGCTGGTAATGTTCAGTATTCCACCACATCACACTGGTGTTTGACACTGTGCAAGTATTTTTCCATAGATACCTAAAATCTCTCACTGCCCAGAAATGTCGCTGTGGTAATTGCCAAATCCAATCAATATTTTTTGTAATTACCATGTCCAAATCAAAGTACAATAGCGGGCCCGAATGATGTTCTGTATTGAACAACTGTAGTTTATACCACCAGGATTTTTTAGGTCCTGCAAACCCCCAATCAATCAAAGCATGTTTGATCATATGGTCTGGAACTGTTCTGTCTGCTTCTGTGTAAACGTGTAATCTTACTGGACGACTTAGATTCCTACACAGCATACTGTACAGTCGTTCAACATAGTCCCATGTGTATCCATCGCCGTGTATTACGCAAGCACAGTCTAAGGGTTCAGTAGTAGGCATCATTTGATATTTACCGTTATATACACACATAAATATCTTTATGAAAATTGTACTTGTAACCGGCGGGTTTGATCCCTGCCATTCTGGGCACCTTGCTTACTTCCAATCAGCAAAAAAACTAGGCGATCGACTGGTCGTTGGTCTTAACTCAGACGAGTGGCTCACTCGTAAAAAGGGACGACCGTTTATGCCCATGAGTGAGAGATTTGCATTGATCAGTGCCTTAAGCATAGTAGACGAAGTTGTAGTTTACAATGATGATGACAACAGTAGTTGTGATGCAATTCAACTGGTCAAACAACGCTACCCTGCTGCCAACATTGTATTTGCAAATGGTGGTGACCGTACACAAGACAACATCCCAGAAATGATCTTTGATGACGTGGAGTTTGTGTTTGGAGTAGGTGGCGAAAATAAAATGAACTCCAGTTCGTGGATATTAGAAGAGTGGAAGAAGCCCAAGACTACCCGTGCATGGGGCTATTATCGTGTGCTACATGAAGTAGGATCTAACACCAAACTCAAAGAACTCACAGTGGCTGCCAAAACTTGTCTTAGCATGCAACGACATGATCGACGTGCGGAGTTTTGGTTTGTAGCCGAAGGCGAAGCCGCAGTGTATACCCTGGACAATTCTAGCGACCACGACCTAGTAGGACATTACGGAGTGCATGACTATATTTGGATCAAGAAAAATCAATGGCACATGTTGTGTAATGAAACTGATCAACCACTGAAATTAATCGAAATTCAGTTTGGCGACGACTGTGTAGAAGAGGACATAGAACGCCGATGAAAGCCATACCAGTTTATGTTGGATACGATCCAAGAGAAGCCATTGCTTTTCACACCTGTGCCAACTCAATCATACGGCATGCATCAAAGCCTGTGGCTATTATTCCTGTGGCCTTAAACTTGTTTCGAGACTACGAAGAAACGCACACAGACGGCAGCAATCACTTTATCTACACACGATTTCTTGTGCCACACCTGCAAGAATACACAGGCTGGGCCATCTTCATTGACGGCGACATGATTGTGCGAGGAGACATTTCTGAACTTTGGGAGTTACGAAATCCCTACATGGATGTACAAGTAGTCAAACATGACTACAAAACAAAGATGCCTGTAAAATATCTAGGAGCACGAAATGAAGACTATCCTCGAAAAAATTGGTCAAGTGTTATTCTGTGGAATTGTAATAGTTTTCCTAACCGGAAACTTACTCCCGAGTTCATCCAAAAATCCACAGGCAGTGAGCTCCACCGCTTCTCGTGGATAGATGATGAACGTATTGGAGAATTACCCCCTGAGTGGAACTGGCTGCCTGATGAGTACGGCATTAATAAGGATGCCAAACTGCTACACTACACTCTGGGCACACCTTGCTTCCAGGAGTTTGCCGACACACCACAAGGTGATGAATGGCATAGAGAACGTATTCTAACTGAATACTGCTTACAAAGGAACATGCTATGATTTTACCAGTGGCCCTGGTGGACCGTTGGCCCAGTGACGAGTATAAAATACAACACGCAACAATTGAATCCGCACTCAAACACAGTGTTGCAGATCTATTGAACCTTCGTGCTGAAGTTGAAATGTTAAAACAACTCGAACACGAATGGGGACTAAGTCCTATTCCCGAAGAATTGATAACTAAAGATATTAAAGGATTTATCAAGAGGAATGGCGGCGACTCAACGCATCAAAGGCTTATTGATTATGTTGTAAATAAAGATGCCCAATTTGATCGTTGTTTAAAATTTACAGACTATCCAGCAATGGTCATGGCTGCATATCCCAGCAGTAAATTTATTGATAAAAATAGATTCCGCACCGAAATGGAAGAGATTATCAAAGATCCTGTGCTGATACGCGGCATTAGTTCTGGTAAAATAGCCAAGATTGTGAGAGAACATGATCAAGACTATTACTTTATCGAAACAGGATATCTTGGCAATTATCGATGTGACAACAATCAAACCGGCAGAAAAGTGTATCATCGCATTGTAAAAAATTCCATGCAACATTCAACTATCATGGATGTGCCAGATGACCGATGGCAACAACTGGTAAAATTCAATCCAAACTTGGAATACAAAGGCTGGAAGCGCACTGGATCAAAAATTCTAGTGGTGTTGCCCACTAATAAACCATTTCAATATTATGGACACAATCGTGAGAAATGGATTGAAAAAGTTGAACGCACTATTAAAAAACACAGTGACAGAGAGATTGTCTGGCGTGAAAAGGCCAGTCGTGGGGAACGTACAAATGCCACCATATACGATGCCTTGGATGATGACATCTATGCCCTGGTCACTTACAACAGTATTGCAACTGTGGAAGCAATACAGTACGGAATTCCAGCCTTTGGACTGGCACCCACTGCGGCAGATCCGGTATGCAGTAATGATCTTTCACAAATTGAAAATCCTTGTATGCCCAATGAAGAAGTTGTTTACAGATGGTTATGCTCAATTGCTTACAGTCAATTCAGTCTGGATGAGATTTTAACAGGCAAGGCCTGGGAAATGGTATTAGAAAATGAACTACGCTCAACCCTTGATTGTTAAAAGTTATCTAAGAAGTTTGCCCAGACATATCAACGGCAACGAAAAGATTGATGCGTTGACTTATTTTGCAGAGGGTGCAGCCAAGTGTGGCGATTCAGCATCAGTCACCAACTCACAAACATACGAAACATGTGATGTTGGTGCCATTATTGGCAATGCGTTTGATGCAAATCCCAGCAAGGTCAGACTGCCGCATTATCAAGTTCGCAAAATGGTAATGGATACACAACACAGTCTTCATCGTTACTGGTTAAGCATAGACAGCAACGTATTCATTTACAAAGATGCTGCCAATCCACACAAGTATCTACGCTACAGTTTCAATGGTGTGTTTCCTGCCACAGGCATATACTGTAATGAAACGCCTGGCGCAGAAAACTGGAACAACATGCGACGTGACTATAATATGGATCTAAAACCTTGGCGGGCCAGTGGCAATCACATATTGATCTGCTTGCAACGACCGCTGGGGTGGAGTATGCGTGGCGCGGATTTAATGAAGTGGCTTAAGAGAACATTAGGCAAGATTAGAGAAAACAGTGACCGTCCAATCTTAATAAGATGGCATCCAGGTGACTGGAAGGCATTTCCCAATTATAAATCCACGCTAGTTAAGTTTGGCGTTACTGTGAGCCCACAAAACCGGCACATAACCGAAGACTTGGTCAATTGCTGGGCGGTAGTATGTCATAATTCAACTCCCAGTGCAGTTGCACCAATTGAAGGAATCCCGGCATTTATCACAGATGATCCTGCATACAGCCAGGGCGGCGATATTGCCAACACTGACCTGAGTCAGATAGAAAATCCTCACATGCCTGACCGTGAGCAATGGATCAGAAAACTAGCACAATGTCACTGGAGTTTTGAAGATGTTAGATCAGGACGTTGTTGGAGTCACATGCGCAACTGGGTCAAAGTCTCGTAATTCATTTAACTGTGTGCGATAATCAGGAATGGCAAAATCAAATTCATGTCTGGTGTCTACTAGGATCTTGTTTAGATCCTTGGGGCCACTGGTTCTAATCACAGTCTTCCCTAGATTGTAAACTTCGTTGATCAAGCACAATAACTCATATTTGTTAATGTTTACTGAGTTGTTGACCACATGATATATGCCAGCAACACTGGGGTTGCGTACATATCGATCAATACATTTGGCCAACTGCAATGTGGTGATACCATTCCACCTGGCATTGTCCCATCCAGGTATTGCAGTGGCAGGATTTTTTCTAACCCAATCAAGTAGCCCAGTGCCAGTTTTGAGTTCAGGTCCGATAATGCTCATACGAAATGTAATGTCTTTGCTGTTGTCAACTTCGCCTAGACTTTTACTACGGCCGTACGCATTCATTTCAGTGTGCGTATCTTTTTCTTTATAATAACCTGTAGTACCGTCAAACACGCAATCAGTACTTAGATGGATCAAGCGAGTGTGAGTGTCTTTCAATCGATATTCAATGTAGTGTGGCAACCAGGAATTGATCATGCTGGCGCGGTCGGACCGTTGCAAACATGGCTGTACCAGTAGGCCAATGCAATTAACAACAAAATCAGTATTGAGTTGATCAAAAAATTCTGCAACTGAAAGAGTATTTTCAACATCTAATCGGGCTCGGTCCACTGCATCAACCTCGTGCCCTTGCTGACGAAGATAACTGACCACAACATGTCCAGCCATGCCGTTGGAACCTAGTACTGTGATTTTCACAAGAATCCTCCCTTGACCAACATGTCTTTGATTTGATCATCGTTCATTAATACTGTTTGAGAACTGAACTCTGAGTAGGGAAATGCTGGTAACTCTCTGTATTTGTTCTCAAGTTCTGCAGAACATTTAGTAGGAAGTATTACATAGTAATTTTCATCAAAGCAACGACTCAGCACAGCTTCGTGTTTGCTGATCAACATTTCGTCTAGTTTCTCGCCTGGCTTGCTGCCAATTTCTTTTATGTCCACAGTACCATACTTGTCCATGAGTACACGGGCCACATCTCGAATGTAACAAGCCGGCATGTTCATAACAAATGTTTCACCGCCGATGCTGGTTTCTGCGGCTTTGAACAACAACATGATGGCTTCCTCTAGCGTCAAGAAGAACCGAGTCATTTGCAAATCAGTGATGGTAACAGGACCACCTGCTTTGATCTGCTCAATAAAGTACGGAATCACGCTGCCGTTGGAACCCATGACATTACCACCACGAATACAAACAAACTTTGTGTGTGTGCTTAGATCATTGCCTTGTATGATTAACTTTTCGCCCACGCTTTTGGTCATGCCATACAGATTTAACGGCTCTACTGCTTTGTCTGTGCTGACATCAATTACTTTGCCGACATGATTTTCTACAGCGGCGTTGACAATATTGGTAGTTCCCGTGATGTTTGTTTTGATGGCTTCCTGTGGATGATCTTCGCAGATGGGCACATGTTTAAGTGCGGCCAAGTGAAATATAACATCAACACCCTTGGTTGCAAAACGAACGCTTTCATAATCGCGCACATCACCAATTATAAACTTTAGTCTTGGATCATGAAACTTTCGTTGCATTAACACCTGTTGAAGTTCGCCTCGACTGAAACAAATAATTTCTTTTGGATCATAGTGTTTGAGTAACATGGCAACCAGTGTTTGCCCCCAAGAGCCGGTGGCACCTGAAATGAATATTCTTTTATTATTAAACATTTTGATCTTTCTGTATGTGTAACACAGTTAACCCGTGTATTTTTCTATGGGCGGCCACAGGGTTAGTGCGAGATATTTTACAAGTACCTCCTAGTTTGTTAACTAAATCCATCATAAATTTATCACTGCGACAAAGATGCCCTGCCGTGGCCCAACTTGGTTCAAATTTAACACCATCATCATCAATTCCATTGGCCCAGACATATTCCATAGCAAAAGTACCTGTAGTTGCCAAACTACGAATTGCATGTTTAAGTTCAATCGTCAATGATTCTGTAGGCACATGTTGTACAACATTATGACAAACAATCAAATCAAAATAATCAATGGGCAATGATTCAACATTATCTATATGATAAACTGCTTCACAAAACGATTGCACCCGCTCCAATGCAGTTTTGCTAATGTCTAATACACTGATGTTAGCTATCTTAGAAAATCCTTCGGTTACATAACCCAATCCACACCCAATTTCTAGTACGTGCATATCTGGAACTAGTAGGTCTCGGACATTTAAAAAGTCTACAGTGTCATCAAACGCACAACCCGACAAGGTTCGTACGTTATCTTGTGCGTGTTGGTATTCCCAAAATTCTCGATTATGATCCATCTACATCTTTCCCAT